TTATAACAGCGGCTTGATTGCTGGATGTGATGCGTTCAGCATAAATGGCGGAACAGCAATCGTGTTTGCGTTGAACAGTAGAATTAAGGCGGCTATCACAAATATATATACAAACGCAATTAAGAAGATTATATTGTTTCTATCTAGCAATTCTACGCTGTAAAAAAGCCAAGCTCTCATTGCAAGCAAGGCTGCCGTTGAGCTGAAAATCATAGTAAAGCTTAGAGTTAGGTTGCTTGAGTAAAGGTATGAGGCTAAGGCAATTGTAGGTAGCGCATATATAATGAACGTTCCAATTAGGAGCCAGAGAGTAATCCTTGAAGGGATTTGTATTTTGATTGCAGCTAATTTGGGGACTTCTTTGGTGAAAACTCTTAGTATGTATGAGTTCTCGTCTTGGTAAATGTCCGGAGTATCCTTTATGGAGCTAACATTTAGCTGGTATCCTTTTGGTGCAAATATCGATATGTACCATGAGCATTCACTCTCTGGTGCAATATTGAGTTCTGGGTTGAAGTCGTCTTTTATGTAGCCAATTATGCCTTTTTCGTAAAAAATTTTTCCTGCGCCTATTACGGGCCTGATAGCTTGAATTGTTATAGTTTCAAAGCTTGCCGATTCAATGGGTTGTTTTAGTTCAATGAGCATCGCATATTTTGTTTTTGCTATATCCTCTGGTAGGAGGTGTCTAGGTACTATCATCAGGTTGTGGCCTGCAGAGTCCTTAATTTTAAGGCCTGGCATGTACTCATTTGCTCTTAACAAGATATATTTTCGTGGAGTATTCGATAAGTTCTCAAAAGTAATTTCCCAAATGTTCTTTCTTTTTGTTGGCGTTAGATAGTTTAAGGTACAAGAAACGCGGCAAATTATTACATCTTTACCGCTTTCTTCTTCTGTATCAGTAGCCTGATATTTATCCATGCAACTCATTGTCGCGTGCCAACTTGCTTCTGAATAAAGATGTTTTACCTGCTTATTGCTCTTTCACATAAAGTAAGCGATTGTACATGATTTTATGTAAAAAGGGAATCATGTCAGACAACAATTGTTTGCCAAAATAGGTACACTTTGGATTGAGATAGAACTGCAAGAATCTTAATCAGTTTAGCGAGTTTTAGGTTATCAGCTTCTTGGACGTATTTTATGTAATCGGTCGTTTTTCCATAGGGGTCGTGTCGACTGCTTGCGACTTCTCTTTTGAATCGCGGCTGTTTGGTTGCTGCAAATGCTGTTTTTAATTGTGTAAGTTGTCCTTCTTTCAAGCTCTCAAGTACGGATAAGACATACCTTTGGCTGCCGATAAGCTGTAAGTCAAAACCTAAGCCCAAAACTGCCCGTGTTTGTCGTTGAAGTTCTCGTTGTGTTTGTTGTTCTATGACTTTGTTCATGCCTGCTTTTTCTGCGAAGGGTGAATACTTTGCCATTACTGCCACCATTTCTACGTAAGGCGTACCGGCTAGTGGTAGGGTTTCGTGGATTAGTTTTTCTCCTAGACCTATGGTTCGGTATTTTGGGTGGATTACTATTCGATTAATTATACTCAGTTGTTGGTTGAGTTGTTGCATAGTCATTTTTGGTAATACTTTACGCCTTCCGAAGCATGCTGGGGGTGGATAACTGTAGACTATCACGCCACAGAGTTCGTCGCCTCTTGTCATGCGGAAGATTTTGCGTGCGGGGGCTGTTCTATGGCCTCTGTAGTGGAAGGATGCGAGTTTTTGCCAGTCTGCTCTTGTGCCTTCTTCGATTTTCATTTCTTTGGTTAGGCTGCATTCTGTGGCAAGGTTGTTTGGGTAGTAGTCAATGCGGATTTCTTCGCCAAACCGCTTGCGGACAAGTACGCTGGGTTTTAGATCCTCGGTTAGGTCGCTGTGGGTTGTGGCTGCTATGACTGCTTTACCCTGTTGCCGGGCGATTTTTTGGAGGTTGTAGGCGATTATTTTTGCTGTATCTCGGTCAAGACAGGCGGCGAATTCATCCATTAGCCACCATTGTTTATCCGACTCGATAAGTTTGGCGATTTTATAGCGGTATTTTTGACCATCGCTTAATTGGCTGTAAGTACGTAGAAATAGGAAAGCATCGTTTAAGCCGACTTTGCTTAGGAGCTCTAAGCCTTCCTCGACTGTGGCGCCTACGGTTTCTATGAGAGGCTTGTCGGGGTCTACTGCAACCTCTGATAGGTCAATTGCTTCTTCGCCCAAGTCTGTCCTAATCGCCCGGAGCAATACGCTTTTGCCGCTACCACTATCACCCGTAATGTAGACTATGTCTTGAGGACCCATCTTCAACTCTGCATCCAAAACTTTGAATCGCTGGGTTTCATCGATACCTAACCCGAAGGCTTCAGCAACAACAAGGCTTCTAGGCGTCAATTTCGTGTGGGTTTCATAACAGATGTCAAACGTGAATTTACCTTCTGTTCGGTCGTAGGTTCGTCGGAATTGTCTTATTCGAAAGTCTCTTTGTCGTCTCATTTCTTGGTCACCTTGGAATAACTGTTAAGAACGGTTCAGGTTCCATCTGCACAGTTGCAAATACGGCTAGGGCTATACTCCAAAAGACGTCGTCGTGAGTACCGTTTGGGTGGCTGTATCCTATGGCGCTGTCTTTGCGCAGATCATAGCGTTCCACGTTTAGCTCGGTGCATAGGTCGCCTCTGTAGGGACGTTCCCAGTTCAGTAGTGGATAGTAAAATTGCTTGTTCATCATGCGCTGCTTTAGTAGGCTTGCCATCTCGCTTTTGCGGGGCACACTAAAGTTGACGCCTTCAGCATTCTCTATGCCTGCAGTCTGCATGTCCGCTATAATGCTTGGGCCTTCCCTTGTGAAGTCAACCCTGATTTTTTGGAAGCCACCCCATCTGTCCTGCAATGCCTTGAGATAACCGAGAACCTGAGCGTACATTGTGGGTTGCTGGAAAATTTTCAGGTGGCGAAGGAACAGTTTATCGTTTAGCCGCTCAATCACTGCCAAAACACAGTAATCCCGGGTTTGTGCCAAGTCAAGCCCTGCAAAGAAATCCCCTTCACACTCAACCTCAGGGTTGAATTCTTGTAAGTCTAAGCCGCAATTTTTCACTGTACCCACGCAAGCAACTATAAGGCTTTGAGCCAACCAAACATCTTCGTCTTCTGCCCATTCTGCCTCCATTTCACGGCGCCATCTCGCAGGGTCATCCCCAAACTGACGTTTTATCTTCTCAATAATCGCTGTTTTAAGTGGACCGTTAGGCTCTAAAGCCCTCTCCCAACTGAAATGTAAGCGACCAAAATCAGAGTAGTCTTTATGGTTACACATCTTCCAAAACAAAGCATCTGTATGGAATGGTGTACTGCTCGCGGTAAGCTTGCCATTTGTAGTGCCTAAGGTAAACAGGATTGCATCATAGAGGTCTTCATCATTTGCGGTGAAGTTCACTTCGTCCCACCAAATCCGGTGAAACGTGTTTCCTCTGATTGTATCAGGGTTGTTTGGAAAAGCCTCAATGATACTACCGCTGGGCAAAGTGATTTTCGTTTTCTGAATATGGAGGCCTTGCTGGGGCAGATTGCGGCAAAAACTCGCTACACGTCTAATGTTGAGTTTTGTTTGGCGCCAGCTTGGACCAACAAATCCAATATTCAAATCAGGAGTGTTCCAAGCATCGGCTAGGTGTAGCGCTCCAATGCATGTGCTTTTCCCCGTTTGCCTTGGCCAGCGAACAGCATTAAACTGGAACTGCTCAAAGTTACGAACAAGCTCAAGAACATACCAGTAGGGATTCAGCTTGCAGTATTGCTCCAAGAACTTGAGTGTATCCTTAGACACTTCCAAAACGTTCGCAAGTAACTCGGCTTCTTGCTCTTTAGCTAAGGCATCAAGACTGTTACGGTGCCCCCAAACGTCTGGTAACCGCATGCGTCTAGGACTTTTTGCTGTTGCCAAGTGCACTGTACTTCCCTTCAAGTTCAATTAGACGCTGCTCAAGCCCACGATAATCTAAGTAGTCAACAAAGAGTTCCTTGTAAGTCTTAATTCCCGAAATAATGCTGCGCAACCGCAGAACCTCGCTCTTGGCCAGCCCAGGAGTCTCCAGCGCTTTTAGGGCGGCGCATAATATTTTTAGTGCTTCTTCTACGCTAGGCATTTCTTCGGGCAATTCAAGGTCAGAAGAACAACAACAGTTGGCAGCGCTTTGTTGTTGTTCTTTCATCAACCCCAATTTGATTAGCTTCTGACGTATCGCTTCCTCAGTATAGCGCCCATCCAAACTAAACGCCAATACTCTAAGGTCAGTTGTCCCCGACTGGTACCAGTCCTTGAGGTTCTTTTCATCCTCTGTCGGCCAAGGTTTGCCCTTCGTCATGTCTTTTGCCCCACAAACAACCCAATAACCGTTCCAGCAAGACCCGCGATGACAGCGAAAACCTCAGAATTCCAAGTATGCAAGACTATCAAGTGAGCGAATTCTAATGCAGACATGAATGCGGTCATGCCGATGGCAAATTTTACTCCTAAAACTAGATTGTCGTTTGGTTCTTCGATTAGTAATGGGCGTCCGGGGAATCGGCGTTTGCGAGTCAGGGCGCGTTTAATTGGGTCGGCCATCGATGCTTAGCCTCTGCTGAAACATGGCTGACCTAAAAGTCCGGGGGCGATTCATAGTCCGATGCCCACCCATCATGAAACTATTAACGAGTTTACTAGCCGAATCGCTTGGAATGTGTTCTTTGACAAGGACTTGTACGCCTAATGCCCAGCCGATCGGTATAGCGGTATAGTCTAAATCAAAGAGGCCATCAGCATAGCGAAAACTATTCTGCGCAATTACGATGTGCTTAATTTTATCACCAATCAAACCAACGTAGATGCCCCAACTTTTCACCGGCACATCTATGCTCAAGCCTGAACCGGAACTTTTACCAACTGAGGCATCGCACCAGTCAACGGCGATTAAATCACCCGGCTTTACGTTCTCTATTAGCTTTAGGACTTGCTTGCTCAAACGGGATACCCATGCCTATGGAGAAGAACGTTGTAAAAAGCAATCTTACGATAAAAGTACCCATAAAAAAGAGTAATTGGAAAAGGCAAGCATTTTGCTTTTGTTTAAGAGTAACTACCCTTTACTACTCGCCTCTTTGCCCTGTATTTACGGCACAGTAACACCGCCAATACTGTTGCAAAAGCGATTCCTGCAGCCACCTCTAAAACTGGAAAACCTGAATCGCCAAGAGACTCACCATGCCCCGATACGGATACCTTTGCAATCCAGAACTTGTTAACCGCCAACGTTGAACCGCCTGGTTCATTGGATCGTTCATAAAAGAAGCTGCCAGTGAAGACAAAGCCGCTGTCTTTTGTTGGCGCCAACTGTGAGACCCCTTGCAGCATAGACGTGTTAACTTTTAAAAGGTCCCTTTGCGTTTGGATTTCACCTTCAGAGTTGGTTTCCCAGAGCCAAATATGCGATACCTTAGAGTCATTTGGATCTATACCGGTACTTAACAGCAGAAAACCGCCTTGGGTACTGTTAATAGCTGAGTAAACATAATTCGGGTTTGTAAAAGTTCGGTTCCAAAGCATATTGCCTGCCGCGTCCGTTCGGATAATTATTCCACCCGACCATTGGCTTTCTGGTGCAGCCATGCCTCCGATTAGATAGCCATCGCTTAGCGCAACTGCACATACCCCAGTGGTGTGGTAGTAGTTGCCACCGCCACCATAGGTCTTCGTCCACTGGATGTTTCCACTTGAATCAATTTTCATTAGTGATGTTGCTGAGGGCGAAATTGGATGGGATTGCCCCTGATTATTAAGCAATAGGAAGCCGCCATCGCTTGTCTGAATAGCCCAATTTACTGAGCCTGAAACCCATGGAAAAATTGGGTTAGTATCAGCTGATAGGGTTTTGCTGTACTCCAACTGTCCGTTGCCGTTGACTCTTGTCAGGACAAGGGTGGGAACGGAGGGGGCAGCGTAAGAGAATGAACCCACTAGTAGGCAGCCGCCGTCAGTAGTTGCTGTCAAAGCGCCAGCTTGAAAATAATCACCGGTTCGTTCAAATGTTCCTAGTGTCCTCCAAACGATATTGCCTTCGTCACTCATTTTTATAACACAGAAATGTTGCGAGCTACTATACTGGTCCTCATCGACGACTCCGCCAATGATATAGCCGTCGTTTACTTCTACGAGTTGCGATAGCCGAGTTTGCCGATTGCCCTCTTCATAGACGACGGTTTTACTCCACACAACATTGCCATCGGCATCGGTTTTAGCCACAACGGGGTGGGAGCCGTAGAATGTACCGGTGGTGGAGTTATAAGAAGCGTCTTCCCCTAAAGCTAAGTACCCGCCGTCACTAGTCGATATTACTGTGATGCCACTTAAACCGGGCAGGGAACGCTGCCACTCTAAATTATAGCTGTCGTTTTGAGCTAAGGTAGTAGAGAACAATGAAGCAGCAAATATAACACTAAGGATGCAGACAATGCAGACAAGTTTCATGCGCATGTATGGTCCTGAGAAGGAAGGCATTATTCTGCTTATAGTTTACGCAGAACCACCGATTTTAAACTAACTTAATATTACATGCAATAATCGTTACGCTTATCAATTAAGCAAAGTCGTAATTCTCCTATCTCGTCACTTTCTTCCTGTTAATCCTGTTGATTTTTGATTTAAGCGCATACATATAATCGGCTAACAATAACGCTTCTCTGCCAAGTTCAAGCGTTATCTGCAATTCTTGGGTTTGGCCATCAACAAAGTATTCTGCACTAATAACTCGGAAATCCTCGTCTATGTTCTCGTTTGGCAACTCGATATGTACTTTGTCGCCTGCAAGAATTAAGGTTGCCCCATAGTCAATAACAGAACTTTTGACAACTAAGTGCTCTGCTGGATCTTTCATGTAGTCAAGGACAGCTTGAGCTCTAAGGCCGCATTCGTTATCGCTGTATAATTCCTCGTCTACATCAACGTATTCTCGCAGGCCGTAGAGATTTTGGCTTGCAGCATTTTCTACTGTACTGCTGTAGCGTTTTCCACCGAAGTATAGCATGTCAACCCAAAAGCCTCCTGAGCCGACGCCGTTAAAGGGGCAGCTAATTTGAACCATTCTAATTTTAGCCCAATTAAAATTAGTTGATGCTACCCATTTATCCGCATTCTTTGACCCCGTTCCAACGCTGTTTTGATGCCAATCTGCATCGGCTGAAACCGTTAACGCGTAACCTGCTGAGCGGTTAAAGTCATCGAAAAGAACCAAATTTATTGTGCCAATAAACACTGGCTCGAGGTTAGCGAAGAAATCGATTTCTGGATATGATTCTGCGTCGGCCTCCTTTCCGGCATTGAAAGTAAATCGCATTGATGCTGCATAGTTGTTGGCTACACTGACTTTGATGCAGCTGTTTCCTGCCGCTGACTTGGTGATGTCAAGGGTTAGTGTCCCTATCGTTGCCGTCCATGTGCCGTCTGCGCAGGATAGCGCCTCTGTCCATCCATCTTTTGATAACGGGTAGCTCTTATCTGGTGCCCCATAAATCGTAATTTTGTTTCTTACGGCTGAGATGTCTTTGCTGTAATCGCTCTCTTCAATGCTATCTGTCAGATTGCAGACTACGCTTCGGCTGTTTTTGCGGAAAAACTCAAACCGCCCGTCCGGGGCAACTCTGAAATCAAACCCAATTACGCCGTTGTAATCCGCTGACTCTGCAATGTACTGCAGTATGTCCCAAACAGGAGTATCGTTGTACTCTAATTCTGTGTAGGTTGTGCTTGTATTCTCAACCAGTTCGTAACCGTTCCGAGTATGGCTCAGCCCCACGTAATTGTCAAGCAGGTCCTTGACTATGGTTTCGCCTTTGCAGTTGAGGTATTTTTTGGTGACTGTTCTTCGGAATAGGCGCTCTCCCCAGCATCTACCGCTTACGAGCGCATAGGTTTCGGTGTCGGTGGATTGGTATTCTATGTGCTCAACTTTGAGCGAAATCATGGGGAGCACGTTTGGGTTGTAAGGGATTCGGCATATCCCAATTCCGCCCGTCGCTCCAAGCTGGATTGGCAGCCAGCCAGATTGAGAGTATTTTTTACCCCAATTCTGAAGCTTAACCTCAAAGCTGCTAACCTCCTTGGTTGCGCCTAAATGCACCTTGCAGTCGATAATGTCTGTTTCTGGGACGAAGATATTGCCGAAAACAACGATTGGCTTGGGTACATTGATGACTTGTTCGGTGCTAAAGGAGGGTAAGCCCACCCAGTGGAAAGCTGCAGTGACCGCTGCGTTGTCTCCCGGGTACCAAACATAGGGGTTATCGGTTGTTACTTGACCCCAACCATCAAAACAGTACCCTGATTGAGGAAACGCTTCAATGCTTATCTGATCTTCAGGGTTAAAATTGAATGTAGCTGGGAAGCTAGCGAATACTTCAGAGGTTTGTTGACCGACGTTAATGGCGATAACGTGGTTGCATTCGGCTGGGTTAGCGTTGATGGTCAAGGTTTTCTGGCCTGAACCGCCTGATTGGCCTTGGCCTGAGTATAAGTTTAGAAGGACTGTGACTTGTTGTTGTGTATCTACTGTTAAGCCTCCTATTCCTGTGTCTGTGGCGCTCCAGTATTCTGCCCAAATCATGTACCAGTAGCCGCCGTTAGATGTAGGAAAGGGCAAATCGCTTGTTACATACAATCCATCGGCGTCTGTGTCTCCTGCTTCGTATTCGCTTACGCTTAATGGTGCCTGCTCGATTAATCTAACATGGACTCCTGCTAAGGGGTTTCCGTCGGTGTCTTTGCAGTAGATGGCGAATTGTGTCATGGGGATTCAAGGCTTTTTCTGAGTGATGCAGTTCCGCTAAAGTTGCTGCTCATGGAGTTTGCGGATTCTTCGCCGGCTCTGGTTATGCTCCTAACATGCTGAGGTGTGGAAAGGTTGGTTGCGTTGAATGTTTTTACGCTACTGGTGGCTGAATCCATGCTTTTAGCAAAGGAAAACATAGCGACGGCTGCAGCGGCGATAACGGCAATTCCAACACCAGTTAACGCAAGAAAGGTAGCATAGCTAATGTTGAGCGCATTTTGGGCGGCGGTTGAAATCCAAGCGGCTGCACTATAAACAGCATGAGCGGCTGAGGAAATCCCTAAGCGGATTGCATGCAGGGTTTGGGAGACGATTCCTGTTTGGGTAGCTGTGTTTTGCGCCACTTGGGCTGTCATGGCGCCAGTGGTTGATACGGCTAGTGTGCTTTGTACTCCAGCGCCGGCTGCTGCAGCGACGTTATGAGCGGTCTGTGTTGCAGTTACCGTAGCGATTATGGTTTTGACTGAGGTAAAAACCCTAATCAGCGAAAACACCTGCATAACAGTGCGCCCAGCTTGGGAATCAAGCGCCCCAAAAGAAACCCCCAAGCTAACAACATCTGAGGCTATGGATCGAAAGACTGAGGATGCCCTGTTCTCAGCGTTAACTGCTATACTGATCTGGCGCATACTCAAGAGAGACCAGCCTCCACTTTAGCAGCATCAATAGCTGATAGAATCATTTGCTCTAGCTGTGGCAGATACTGCTCAAGTGCCGGTATAAGGTAAGGTTGTGCCTTCATGTTTCTAGTGCCCGCTTCAACAAAGTAGGCATAAGTAGCCTCTGCACCAACGCTTACGACCCAGTCTCTGACAACCGCATAAATTGAGTTCTGCAGATAGCCTGTTTTTACTGGCACCAGCTGCTGAGCCAGCGCCTTAACTTCCCCCGCCCAATTATTCAGATACCGATTAACTTCTTGCTGTAGTGCAGGGTCAAGCCTAAGTAATGCATCCCTAAGCTCGACTAATCCTCTGACGTCACAGACTACTTCTACCGTCTTTTTGTCTCCCTCTCAACTCTGCGTTTTTCATCTTCAATTTGAGCATCAATTTCGTTTAGAATCACAATGAAGGACTGCACGGTTTTAGCGGGTTGGCGTCGGAGTTCGGTGATGGTCCAGCCGAATTCTTTACATAGCCTAAACTCGCTAAGAGCGCGGTTCGGTCTTCCTCGCTTAATTGCGCTAATAAAAAACGCAAATCCTCATGAGACAGCCCATTAAGCTGATTAACAACCTTGGAAAAAAGCTCACCAAGCTCGATTGGAATGCCGTCTTCTTCACCCAGAAGTTTCTGAAGTGTTATAGGTTTGCTCTCAGGTTGACCATGCAAGGAGGCAATGATGGTTTCTGCCTGGATAGCGATAAAGTCACTGCTCACTATCTCGCCGGTTAGATTGTTGTACTTGGTGTTCTTTTGGATAATGCGGTTGCGTTTTGCCCAAGTAATCTCTTTGAAAAGATATTTACCGGCAAATTCTGCGCCGAATTCGTCTTTTAGTTGTAAAACTTCTGTGTTCATTTCTATACCTCGCTGTCGCTGAATGTTTCAGCGGTGAATGCTAACTTCATGGAGACTATGTCCTCTGGCCTGCGGACTGAGCTGACATTTGACCATTGGCAATTCTTGAATAGGAAATATTTTCCAGCGCTCAAGTCAAATTTGAGGCTAAAGGCGCCATCGGCTGCTGCATAGTATTGGTCTTTGTTCTCGAAAGTGCAAGTTAACTCTCCCGACAAGTCGCGTTGTCTGGGTATGATGTATTTGGGTTTGGTTGGGTTGTTGGCGCGTATTACGCCCACTCGTTTTAGGTTGTTTGCGATTGTGAATTTCCAGTCGGTGGTCACTTCAAATGGGGTTAGATTTGAGCCGTCTGGGTTGCCCTTTAAGACGGCGACGTCTGCCCACGAAACCGCGCCACTGAGCAGGTCGTAGGTTGCGCCGGCTGG